TCGGCGGCTTCCCGGCCGTTTCACTAATTGCCAGGAGCTGACCATGCGTAAGCACATTTTGAACGCCATTCAGGCGCATGCGGCGGCCGAGTACCCGAAAGAGTGCTGCGGGCTGCTGCTGGGTATCGGGCGCAAGCAACAGTATTTTCCGTGCTTGAACATTGCGACTGAACCAAACGAGGAGTTCCGGATTGATCCTGAGCAGTACGCTGCGGCCGAGGATATCGGCGAAGTCATTGGTGTTGTTCACTCACATCCGGACGCGACCAGTCGACCTTCGCCACGTGACCTAGCCATGTGCGAAGCGACCGTCATGCCGTGGCACATCCTCAGCTGGCCGGAAGGTGACATGCGCACGGTCATGCCAGCCGGTGAAGTTGCGCTGTTGAAACGGCCCTTCGTGCACGGCGCTTGGGACTGCTGGCAGGTCTGCGCCGACTGGTACAAGCGCGAGTGGGGACTTGAGTTCGAGGCCTTCAAGCGCGCAGACGGGTGGTGGGAGAGCGCCGACAACGCCAGTTTGTACGAAGCCAACTATGAGAAGGCCGGGTTCTACCGAGTTGATCGGCCGAAGCGCGGCGACATGATCGTAATGGAGGTAGGGCGGACGGTTCACCCAAATCACGCCGGGATCTACCTCGGTGCCGAACCGAGTTTGCCGCGCGGTGAGGATGCGGCTACGTTCGGCCCCGGACCGTTTCTGCTGCATCACCTTTACGGACGCCCGAGCGAGATCATCGTATTCGGTGGCCCATGGCTGGACCGAACGCGTCTGATCCTCAGGCACAAAGATGCACAATCAACCATGTGAAGCGGCAGCGCCGTTGGAGTGTCTAATGAGCAAAGAAGAAGTAGGAAAAAAAGGGCTTGCAACGAGTGACTTCCCCGGTCATGCAGACACAGGGAAGTTGTTACTTTGGATCACTCAGAAGATTTGTTTGACTCCCCTGGGTAAAGACCTGAAATCAGCGCTTTGAGAGCGATGTAATGCGCAGATGATCCATCTGCTAGCTCCTTGTCGTCAGGTAGCAGCTCTAATAGCGATTCGGCTGACGCCTTGATTTTGTCCCGTTTAGAAGGATCTAGCGCCGCAAGCGCAGTACCGATCAAGGTAATTGCGGCTACAGTTCCCATCTCGAATGAAGTCAGATTTCTCTTGTCGCTCATTTCACTTTCCTTGCTTATCCGCGCCGAAATTGGCGCAATCCCAGTCCTTGGGCTTGCAGGCAAAGGACTGGGGGTATCCGTGCGTCGAGGGGCAAGAGGCTACTATTGGCGAATGGCGTGGCGTTACTGGATATAAAACCAGTACCTTGCTACCATCCATCTACGGAACGAGGCGAAAAGACGATGTCAAGTAATAATTGACGATTAACCTTGACTTGTGCAGAATCGCGCCTCATTTTGAACCTTGGCAAGCAGCTAACAACTACAGGAGGGCACACATGACATCGGCTATTGCTGTAGCTCAGGCTTTCCTTGATCTCGCGAAAAAAGAAGGTCGTTCACTGTCACACATGCAGCTTCAGAAGCTGGTCTTTTTTGCACATGGGATTCACCTCGCTGCGTATGATGGTGAACCACTGATTGATGACGAAATTCGGGCGTGGGATTTCGGCCCGGTCATCCCGTCCCTTTATGAGCGCTTGCGCAAGTTTGGTCGGGACGACGTCTCGCCCATCATCTCTCCGGAAGATCGGGACACGATTGATCCGAGCAGCAATGAAATGCAGGCTATCAGGAGCGTGTGGAAAGCTTACAAAGGTTACAGCGCCTGGGAGCTTTCTAATATCACCCATAGACCTGGAAGCCCTTGGAGCAAAGTATGGAGTCGCTCCAAGTATGCGGACATTCCGGACAGGATCATCCGTGATTATTACGAGGGAAGGGTGACGCACAAGCATGGCAACGCCTGACGAGCCGCTAGATTGTGACCAGCCTTCTCTAATGCAAGACCCGCTACCCCCATTAGAGCTAGAAGTAACGCCAGAGGCGCCAATGGAGGGTGGGGAGGATAGTACTCCTCCACAGGGCGAAGACACCTTTGGGCGACCGCTAGATGAGATTCAACTGAGAACGCTAACTGCCAAGGTTGATGACTTAGAGCAGCAATTGAAGGAGCGTAAGCAACTTCACAAGCTTCGAAAGCGACATTCCTCAAGGTTGTTCGGACTGACTGTAGCTTGGGTCGGTCTGGTATGGCTGGTCGTGCTCCTGCAGGGTTTTGGGCAGTGGTTTACCCCTATCCTGTCTAGGTTCGACTACATCAAGTTTCATCTCTCGGACACCGTTGCCGTTGCGTTCATCACTTCGACAACCGCCACTGTGTTGGGGCTTTACGGCATTGCAGCTTACTGGCTGTTTGGAAAGCCAAAGAAAGAAGAATCAGAGCCTCCCAAGAGTGAGAAGAAGCCCAGCTAACCCCAGGGCTTTTTTGTTTCTGGCAACCCAGCGCTACAGCCATCCTCTTTCATTGATGGCGTGTTACTGGGGATTCATACAGGATGGTGTGCAGTTCTTTCGAACTTGATGCTAAATTGCCCGCTTCTAAAAGAAACGAGATTTATTTGATGTCAAAATACGATGAAGACTATGAGTCCTCTGATTGGGATGTGGCGTTCTCCAATGCAGTTCAGGAGTATTTGAATGGCGCTGGTTGTTCAGGGCTCAACTGGGATGAAGTCCCGGACGAGCTTATGGCCGAAGCGGAGGCTCATGCTCTAGAGGTTGTCGGGCCAAAACCTGACGACGAGTAAAATCCGTCAAGCCCAGCCCTAAAGGCTGGGTTCTTTCATTTCTGACACCTAGCGCAACATTGCTCACCTTTCCACAGGAGTGACCTGCATGAAATTATTCGTAGGGGCGTTGGCTGTTGCGTTGTTGGCGGGGTGTGTGTCACCTGGCGATTTGCAAAAGAGCGAGCCAAGCCTAAAGGCATCGACTGCGAAAGACCCGAAGCGTTATGCACTCTGTGTCTTCCCGAAGTGGCAGGATGCACGCAGTGACGCTGCGATGTCAGAAACGGAGAACGGCTACCGCCTTATTGTTGCCAGCAACAATATGACCGACGAGTTGCTCGACATCCGCAAATCGTCGAAGGGAAGCACGGTCACGCTGTATCAGCGAATGGCTTGGTCGCCCGGATATGGTCGTGGCGATATGAAGCAGGCGATAAACGAATGCCTCTGACCATTATCAAGTGAGCCGCCTTCGGGCGGTTTTTTTATGCCTGGAGAAAACTGTGACAGCACTCGCACACGCCAATCAATCGATGACAACCATTTTGCTTTCTGGCCCGCTGATCAAATTATTCGGGCGAGAGCACTACAGAGACCTGGGCAGCAAGTCAGTCGTCGAAGCATTTAAGGCCTTGAAATGCACGCTCGAAGGTTTCGAGACTGCAATCAAGGATCTAGAACGACGCGGCATGCGTTTTGCTATTTTCCGTAACCGGAAGAACGTGCCCGAAAAGGACTTTGCACTTGGTGGCGCACAGGAGATTCGTATCGTACCTGTGATTTCTGGCAGCAAGCGGGCTGGGATTCTTCAAACCGTCATCGGGGCCCTTTTAATCGCCGCGTCCTTCATCCCAGGCTTTCAAGTATTGTTACCGGTTGGTATTGCTATGGTCGCCGGCGGGGTAGTTCAGCTACTCAGCCCCCAGGCGTCAGGCCTTAAGCAAAGCGCATCCCCAGAGAACTCGCCGTCGTATGCCTTCGGCAGCGCCAAGAACACCACGGCTAGCGGTAACCCGGTACCCATCTGCATTGGTGATCGTCGGTGGGGCGGGATGATCATTTCCGCATCGATCTACGCCGAAGACAAATCCTAAACATCACACAGCAAGCAGGCCGCCCATGAGGCGGTTTTTTTTCGCCTGGAGGAATGCATGGGCGCAGCACTGAAGCACGACATCCACGGCGAAAAGGGCGGTAGCAGCAAGCCGAAGTCACCAACCGAGGCCAGCGACAGCCTGCGCTCGACGAACCTGGCCAAGATCTTGATCGCCGTGGGGGAGGGGGAGTTCGACGAAGCCCCGACCGACTACAGCATCTTCCTCGACAACACGCCGATCCGAGACGCGAGCGGCAATTACAACTTCCCGAACGTGAAATGGGATTGGCGCCCTGGCTCTGTGGATCAGACCTATATCCCAGGCGTTCCGTCCATTGAGAACGAGACCTCGCTGAACGTCGAGTTGCGCAGTGATGCTCCGTGGGTTCGTTCGATCAGCAACACCCAGCTCTCAGCCGCGCGCATTCGTCTGGCCTGGCCTGCGCTGCAGCGCCAGGACGATGAAGG